GGACCGTGTGGCTGAGCGGCGCCGAGCCCGCAGCCGTCGGTGCATCTGTGGTGGGCGTGGCATGCGGACCATCCATGTGGAGATCTGGAAGGGCGAACGCGGCGGCCCGCTCACCCGGACACCCACCACCCTCATCGCTGCATGCATCTGCCCTCAGGGCATCCGCCTCTCCGAGGCTGAGCTGCACTACGAGCGGTGGCTGACCCTGCCCCAGTGGGAAGAGCGCATCCAGCGGAAGCTCGTCCCGATGGACGGCTACACCCCTGGCCCCACCCGGTACTGGGTGGACGACGGAATCTCAGCGGCGCCGCAGTGGACCCGCACGGACTGGATGCAGCAGCGCATGATGGAGGACGGACGATGAGCAACGAACGAGTGGTGGTGTCCCTGAGTGGGGGCAAGGACAGTGTGGCTACAGCTCTGCACCTGCGAGAGCTCGGCATTGAGTACGACATGGTGTTCATGGACACGGGGTGGGAGCACCCCGACCTGTACGAGCACCTCGACTACCTCGAAGGTGTGCTGGGTCCCATCACCCGGATCCAGTCGCCCATGCCTGAGCTGCCCGACGAGGTGGTGCCTGAGGTCGAGGCCATCGAGGCTATCGTCGGGGCCAGCCCGTCGGCGTTTGTCCGGTGGGCCGTCCACAAGGCGTTGTTCCCAGCCCGTACCCGGCGGTGGTGTACGCAGAAGCTCAAGGTCGAGCCGTTCCTGCAGTGGGTCGAGGCTCTCGATGAGGACATCGTCAGTGTCGTCGGCGTCCGAGCCGAGGAGAGTGCTGCACGCGCCTGTCTCCCTGAGCGCGAGCTGATGCCAGGCCAGGAGCACATCGAAGTGTGGCGCCCTCTCATCCAGTGGACCGAGGCGCAGGTCATCGACATCCACCAGCGCCACGGTGTGATGCCATGCCCGCTGTACCTGCAGGGGTCCACCCGTGTGGGGTGCTGGCCGTGCATCCAGGCGAACAAGACTGAGCTGTCCGAGCTGGCGAAAGATGCCCGGCGCATCATGGCCATCGAGCTGCTCGAGGACCTCGTCGGCAGGCTGGCAGAGGACCGAGCAGCAGCCAAGGGGGAAGAGTTGAAGGTGCGCCCCGCCCTGTTCCAGGCACCGATGCGAAACGCGGAGTCACTGCGCCCGTACATGCCGATCCGCGACATCATCGAGTGGTCGCAGACCAAGCACGGCGGACGGCAGATGATGCTCGTCGCTGACTGGGGCAGAGAGGCAGGGTGCGTCCGGTGGGGCATGTGCGAGGGGGTGAAGGGATGACCCGCAGGTACCGTCCATGGACTGGCATCGAGGTGCAGCGTGCTGCTCAGATGAGAGCCAGCGGCATGTCCTACGCAGCCATCGGTCGTGAGCTGGACCGTGCTTCGTACGCTGTCATCACCGTGCTCCGCCGGCAGGGCCTGGACTCCTGGGTGGCGCAGTCGCACGAGCGCCCCGGCTACGAGCGGCAGCTCTACCGTGCGTACCACCTGCGCCAGGAGGGGATGTCCTACCCCAAGATCGCAGTCCACATCCGCTGGCACGCCACACACCAGATGCTCCGGAAGGCCTTGTACCGGTACGTCCGACGCATGAACCTGCCGCTGCTCAAGGGGAGGGCATCATGAACTGCGTCGAGCTGTTCGCTGGTGCAGGTGGCGCTGCTCTCGGCCTCGAGGAGGCAGGCGTCGAGCACCTGGCGCTGGTCGAGTGGGACAAGGATGCGTGCGCCACGATGAGGGCTGCCGGCCTGGGCCCCGTCATCGAGGGGGACGTGCGTGACCTCCACGCCATCGAGTCCGTGCTCGGCATCACCGAGGAGCAGGCGTGGAACAGGGCGGGGAACATGCTGCTCGATGACCCGCGCGAGGGGGACGACTGGATGATGGCGAGGGAGGCGCTGGCATCTCAGCTCCTCGACCCGGACCTCGACCTGCTCTGGTCCTCGTTCCCCTGTCAGGGGTGGTCGAGTGCAGGCGCCAGGCTCGGCGCACGGGATCCACGCAACGGCTGGCCCTGGACCGTGGCTGCCATCGACAGACTCCAGCCTCGATGGTTCCTCGGGGAGAACGTCCGAGGCCTCACCATGCACAGCGGCTGCGCCTCTGAGCTGGACTGCCCAGGCTGCTACCTCCGAGGAGTCATCGTGCCCCAGCTCAAGGAGCGGTTCCCCTTCGCCGGGTACTGGGTCCTCGACGCAGCGGACTACGGGGTACCGCAGCACCGCAGGCGCGTCATCCTCTGGGCAGGACCCGCACCCCTGCAGGCACCAGCCCCCACGCATGGACCACCTGGTCAGGGCGACCTGTTCCGCAGGCTGGAGCCCTACGCCACGCCCGACTGGTGGGACAGGCCAGCACCCACGGTGACAGCACAGGAGGTGAAGGGCACGCGAGCCAGTGAGGCCAGCGGTGGAACCTTCAACGGTGGACCCGACCGAGCCAGCGATGCACTCTACCTGGCCACAGGCAGACGCCGGCTCACCGTCGAGGAGTGCGCTGCTCTGCAGTCGTTCCCCCCCGACCACCCGTGGCGTGGCACCAAGCGATCCAAGTACCAGCAGGTGGGCAATGCTGTCCCACCACCACTGGCACGGGTCGTGGCACAGCGTGTCCTCGAGGCAGACGCCAGCCTTACATGACAGGCAGTGCAGACCCCAGGCTTGCACGCCCCAGTCTCTGGTGGGTGGGTTCGCCCGCCCGCCGAGCCGGCCGGCGCCCCAGGCGCTCGAGCTGACCGGACCAGGGCACCCGACCAGGGCACCCGACCCGCGCCCGACCCGACCCGGGCCCCGGGGCTACCGGGTACCCCGGACCCGTCGCACCGCAGCGCAGCCGTCGCAACCGCAGCGCCCCGTGTGAGCGATGAACACTGCCCGGACTGCAGTGACCGGGAACGGCGTGCCGTGGTTCGCGTGGATGGCCACCGCGCACTCATCGTAGAAGGCACCGCCAGCCGTGTAGTGCTTGACGTAGGTACCGGTGCGGGTGGTTCCGTCCGCGCTGTAGACGGTGACGGAATCGCCGGGGTTGAAGCGGGAGCGGTCATCGGCCGCCGTTCCCTGTAGTGCCTTGAGTGCGTCGTATCCTGTGAGCATGTCGCGTTCCTTGTGTGGTCCGTTGAATCGGACCCCCTGACAGTAAGGGATGCGGAACCCGGGTACAACCTCGAGGTTGTCACGGAATGTCACGCCGTGTCACTGAATGTAACAACGCCCAACACGGGGCAGACAAGCGCGCACCGTCTGTTACTATGTGGATGTCGGAAGCAACCGACCACACAGAAAGGAAGACACCATGGACAACCTCACCCCAGGCATCCGCGCAACCCTCCACGGTCTCGGAATCAACCCGGACGCAGACCGCTACGCAACCCTCCGTGCCCTGAGCACGACGCCCGCAGGCAACCCCCGCAAGCTCCTCGGACGGAGCATCAAGACGGAGAAGGGACGCGGTCGGAACGTCCGGACGGCAGTCCTCTACATGGCACCCGCAGGTAGCGCGGGTGTCGTAATGTGCCCGTGGGCGTCCGCCGGGTGCGCCGCGGCATGCCTCGGACACTCGTCCGGACGCCTCCGGTTCAATCAGCAGCAGCGGGTGTTGAAGGCTAAGGCGCTGTGGTTCCACCTGTTCCGGCACGACTTCCTGGCACGCCTGCAGGAAGAGATTCGGCAGCACACCCGGCGCGCGCTGAAGGCGGGGGACATCGCTGCAGTCCGCTTGAACGGGTCCACCGATATCCTGTGGGAACGTCACCTCGACATGTCCGCACACCCGGATGTGCACTTCTACGACTACACGAAGGCACCCTTGAGCGCTCGCAACACCGCCCCGAACTACCACCTGACCTACTCCGTGTCTGAAAAGCGCTTCAGCATGAACGATGCCCGCGCCTACCTCGCAGCGGGTCACGGTGCTGCAGTCGTCGTCCAGACCATGGACGGAACCACCGTCAACGATGCGAAGCGCGCCGCGTATGCTCTCATCGATGCGGGCACCTGGCACGGGTTCCCGACCGTGGACGGCGACCGTGATGACGCACGGTTCATGGACCCGCCGGGCGCGTGGGTCGTCCTCTACGCGAAGGGGTCGAAGGCACCGCGCGACGTGTCCGGTTTCGTCCGTCGAGTGGCAGCATGAACCGCGGCACGAAGCACGACCCCCGGCAGGCATCCCCGCTCATGTGGCATCTGCTCATGCACCTCGCACTCCTGATGCTCTTCGTGCTCTTCTTCGCGGGTTCGTGCTGATGTCCTGTAGCCTCCTCGTCGTCCTGTGGTGTGTAGTGGTCCTCCTGATGGCCGTAAGGCCACGGTAGGCTGAGCTCGGATACCAGAAGGCCCTACCCCCTGAAACCGAACCCCTCGCCCCATCGGCGGGGGGTTCTTGCGTTCGGGTCGACTTGTCACGCGCGGCGCGGACGCAAGACCCTATACGCGCGTGGGGATGGTCGGGTGGCGTTGGGGGAGAAGCCAGCCTCTCCCCTCCCTACTTGCGCCTCGCGTGTTCGGCTCGCGTGCCCGCAACTCTCGGCCTAGTCCCCGCCTGTGGGTAACTCGGCGCGGGCGCTCGCTTCGCTCGCGTGGGATCGCGCTCGCTTCGCTCGCACTCTCTATTGACCCTCCCCCGTTCACGGTAGTCCGTCGAAGTCTCCTCCCTCCCCTTCCCTCTCCACTCGGTTTAGCTTGAGTCGGCGCTCGCAGTGCTCGCCCCTCCACGCTCTCCCTCGCTGAGGCCTCAGTCCTCAGTGGCGGGTCGCTCTCGCTGCCGCACTGACCCCTGTGGCGGGGTTCCCCCCTGAGGGCCCCGCAGGAGGGTCATGATTCCTAAATGCCCCCCCAACAGGCACCCCGAAAGACCCCTAAGTCTTGCCCTGGTCTGCCCGCGACGATGGCAGGCTCGGCGTCGCAGGGGCTCCTCGGCCTGCGGCCTCGTCGTGCCGTCTCGCTCCCTCGCGTCTACGCTGTGTCGCTCGGTCGCTCGCGGGAAGGCGATCATAGACCACTGTGTCAAGCCAGGAGGCAAGTGGTGTGGCGTAAGTGGTTGGAATCAGGGGAGAAGGATTAGCTGAGGAGAGTGGGAGGTGGTGGCGCGCGAGAGGGTTGTCACTGGATGTCAAGGTGTGGGGAGTGGTGGGTGTGGCGTAGTAGGATGGTGGGACTCCGAGGGAGGAGAGAAGATGAATCTGTATGTGGTGGTTGGAAGGCTGAGTCGTGACCCTGAGCTTCGTGAGTCGAAGGGGGGTACGGCCATCTGCAAGCTGAGTGTCCCGACTGAGGACGGGTGGGGGGAGAGGAAGAAGACGACGTGGCACAACATCGTGTGCTTCGGGAAGACGGCAGAGGTGGTGGCGAAGCACAAGAAGAAGGGGGACTGGGTGTCGTGTACTGGGCGGCTGGAGGTCGAGAAGTACACGAACCGGGATGGTGTGGAGAAGGTGGCTGTGAGCCTGGTGGCTGAGAGCATCTCGTTCGTGGGGAACAAGGTGCAGGGGTACGAGCCGGATGACAGCTATGGGACTCGCGAAGGTGAGGACGAGATCCCGTTCTGATGGCGAAGCACAGGGCGAGCTGGGGGTCTACGAAGGCTGACCGGGAGGCTGCTGGTGGCTTCGGGTATGGGCTTCCAGCTCGAGGTGTGACGAGCTGTCTGTCCTGTGGGCACTGGGTCGAGAAGGCGTGCCGGAAGGCCCAGGTGCCTGCAGTGATGAGGTGGAGGCGGGGTCGTGTCACTGACTCTGAGGGTGTCGTCTGGCACTTTGGGGATGGTGACGGGACTCCTGACAAGCTGTGTCCGAGGAGGGAGGACAGATGAGTGACTCGAAGCTGACTGTTCAGGGTGTACCAGGTCGGTGGACGGCTGCTGAGCTGAAGGCTGCTGAGCTTCTGAGGCTCGGCGCTACGGAGCAGAGCGTGGCTGTGGAGCTGGGGTGCCACATCAAGCAGGTCCAGAGTCTGAGAAAGCGTAAGCATTTCAACGACTTGCTGGACTTGAGGACGGGGGCAGCGCAGACGTATGCAGACCGCTGGGAGCAGATCCGTCAGAGGCAGCTCGACATGGCTGGGTCTGCGCTCGACACGATCGAGGAGGCCATCGACGACCGGGACGAGCAGGGCAACGTGACCCAGACAGCCCTGAGGGCAGCCGAGGGACTCATCAAGAGTCTTGAGAAGGGTGTCGCGAAGGAGAGCGGTGGTGGGTCGAAGGAGCTTCAGTCGTTCATGAAGCGCCTCGAGGACATCGCCGTGAAGGAGGCGCAGGCCTCAGCACCGAGGGTCATCGACATCGACAAGGCCCAGGTGTCGGCTCTGGGAGGTGGTCATGCGGAAGACGTGTGACTCCTGCCTGTGCAGGTACATGGCTGAGTGTGCCCACGACTCCCTGGTCGGCACTGGTGCTGAGCCCATCGAGGGCGCTCCCCAGACGAGGGAGGGTGAAGAGATTCTCGTGTGGCTCGGCGCGAACCTGTACGACAGGGGAGGTGAGCCGGCTGTTCGGGATGGTGCTGGTCCGTGTCCTGGCTGGAGGCGGCGTTGACTCCTCTCGAGCAGTTCCGCCAGTTGCCTCAGGACACGCGGATGCGTGCGTTCCGCATCGTGGACTACGACACGAAGCAGTGGGTCTGGTACGAACCGCGTGCCGCTCAGCTCGTTCTTCGCGAGGCGATGAGGACCCACAACCGCATCATCGTCCCCAAGGCTCGGCGCCTGGGTGCGAGCACTGAGGTTGAGGCTTTCCTCTTCGATGCTCTGCTGATGGCAGACAACCCGCTTCCTCTGGCCTCGATGGCTCATGTGGACCGTGCTGCCAGGAACATCGGCGGCATGCTGCGGGGGATGTACGAGGGGCTGCCGGCCGAGATCCGTCCCCAGTCCTCGAAGATGAACGAGTACGAGCTTGTTCTCAAGGAGAGCGGCGCCAAGCAGACCGTCTACATGGCAGGTGGTCGAGGTGGTACCCGGTCGTTCGCAGCGGGGATGGCTCACCTGTCCGAGTTCGACTTCTACCCGGACCAGGCCGAGACGCTGGCTGAGGTGGACGCGACGGTGGGTGACGGGCTGCTCATCGTGGAGAGCACGGTGAACCAGCCGGGGTCGAAGTTCCATGACCTCGTCAAGGGCGCCCCCGAGAACGGGTGGCATGTGTGCTTCCTGCCGTGGACCCTGCACCCCGCCTACGCCGACAAGGTGACCCGGGACTTCGCTCCGACGGCTGCCGAGCTGGTGCTGATGGAGGAGCATGGTCTGACGCTGCCCCAGGTGGCGTGGCGTCGTCGGCAGATGGCGACACTGGGGAAGGCGAAGTTCCGTCGTGAGTACCCGCTGACCGTCGAGGAGGCGTTCGCGACCCAGTCGAAGCGGTTCTTCACGGTGGACTGCATGGAGCATGTGGAGGTCAAGGAGGTCCGCGCCACGGATCAGGATCGTCTTCGTGTGCTCGAGGACTGGGAGGACGGCTCGGACTACGCCATTGGCGTCGATGTCTCGGCCGGCGTGGGCTCCGACTCCTCTGTCATCACGGTGGTGGATGCGAGCACGCGGTCCCTGGCGGCGCAGTGGGTCTGCAGCAAGACGACCCCGAGCCGTCTGGCGGAGCACATCCTGAGGCTGGGCCGTGCGTATGAGTGGCCTGTGCTGGTGATTGAGTCGAACGTGTACGGGCGACGGGTCATCGAGGACGTGGCGAGGCATGGGTATCCGCGCCGCCGCATGTGGACGGACGACAACGGGAAGCCATGGCGCACGCATGGTGGGAACCGTGCTGGTCTGTTCGAGCTTGTTCGCTCGACGATGGAGGAGGGGTTCCTGGGTGAGTTCACCAAGGAGCTGTACGAGCAGGTCGTGTCCATCGGGTGGAATGCGAAGAAGAACAGGCCCGACCATCCTCAAGGGAAGCACGATGACATGGTCATCAGCCTGGCATTGGCGCTGGTTGCAGCGCAGGAGATGCCGCTGCGTCTTCCTGAGGAGCGTAGTAGGGTGACGATGGAAGACCTCATCCGCAAGAACCGGGTACGGGAAGCGAAGAGGGCGCATCCATTCACGGTCAGGGGTGACCGCAGGAGGCCGATGTGAAGCCAGCCGATGTCCAGATGAAGTTGCAGGAGCACGACCGCTACTGGGAGCACATGCGTCCCGAGCAGGAGGCTCTCAAGAACATCTACGAGACGCGCTTCTTCGATGTGCCTGAGCGGAACGATGACCAGATCGAGGTCCAGACCTCTGATGCGTTCGGGTACATCGAGGGCATCATCGGTCAGCTCTACGCCCGGAACCCGGCCTGCGTCATCCGCAAGGGCATGCGGGCTCTGGGTGACGCTGAGGTGTCGCAGACCGTGGCGAACGGGTTCCTGTCTGACGAGTGCCGGGAGGCGATCGAGCACGGGACGCGCCTGGCCCTCATCCACCCCATGTCGTTCATCAAGCTCGTGCCCCGCGAGACGGATGACCCGTACCGCAAGGTTCTGCCTGTGGCGGTGCCTCCGTGGGAGGTCATCGTGGACGAGGATGCGCCGGCCTGGGATGAATGCCGGTTCATCGGGCATGCGTACTGGGAGCCGCTGAACAGCGCGAAGGCGAAGTTCGGGTCTGGCCGGAAGTGGATGGCTCGGCGCCGGGAGCCGTACTTCAAGCAGGACCGGTACACCCAGGACGAGGTCGAGGCGATGCCTGCGGCCATGGCGACGAAGTACGACGAATACATTCGCATGGTGGAGTGGTACGACTTCGAGGAGGGGAAGCTGTACTTCTGGACGCCGGATGTCGAGGGTGAGCTTCGCTGGCTGGCCCAGGAGGAGATTCCGGTTCGGAACTGGGATGGTCGGTTCCTGAGCACCATCGTTCCGCTGTACTTCTCGTCGCTGCCTCACCGCCCGATGGAGGGGTACTCGGCGCTGCGCCGCATCTACGACCAGCTCTACGAGAAGAACATCGTCCGGAGCTTCCAGGCGTCGGCTGTCCGCAAGGTGGCTCGGCAGTACCTCGTCCGTGCTGGTGCCCTCGATGAGGAGAACCAGGGCTACATGCGGTCGGGTGTGGACGGGTTGTTCATCGAGGTGGACATCGAGCCTGATGAGAGTCTGGCTGAGCAGATCATGCCCGTCCCCCACACCCCGCTGCCGGCTGAGACGAGCCGGTACGTCAGCGAGGTGATGGACGACCAGTACACGTCCACCAACCAGGACCCGTTCAGCCGTGGTCAGGGCCTGGGTGGCCGCGCCTCTGCTGCTGAGGTTGCGGCGCTGGTGAGCTACTCGTCGTCCCAGCTTGGGCACCTGGCTCGGAAGCGTGACGCCACCATCGAGGAGTTGGTCCGGGTGTACCTCGCGACCCTCGCCACGTTCGTGGACGACAAGACCATCCCGATCGACATCAAGGGTGCCATCGTGCGGCCCACACCGGCTGACCTGCTCGGTGACTTCAAGGTCTACGCAGAGGATGAGGGCCAGACCCCGGTGTCCGAGGCGATGAGGAAGCAGCAGTTCTTGATGAACGTGCCGACCCTGCAGGCCCTGGGTGCTGACCCCAAGTTCCTCCTCCAGCAGGCTGCATCCATGCTGGGCTTCGAGGACATCCCGATGGCCCCGCCGCCTGAGCCGATGCCGGCTGGCCCGATGGACGCAGGAGCGCCACCGCCCGACATCGAGACGGCGGTTGCCACGGCCACGCCAGGTGACATCAACGCCATGATGGGGAGTGTCTGATGCCGCTGTACCCGTACCACTGCCCCAAGTGCGGAGCCTACGAAGAGGTGCTGTGCTCGGTGGAAGAGAAGCCGATGGCGCTGGACTGTGACTGCGCTGCCGACATGGTGCCTGTGGTGACGATGCCTGCCAGGACCCCGGGCCAGTGGGGAGGGGTGGACTCCGGATACTTCGACCGTGGCCTGGGTCAGTGGGTGGACAGCCACAAGGAGGCGGACAAGATCGCCAAGCAGAAGGGTCTGGTCCGAGCCAGCGACTTCGATGACAAGTTCATCGAGGACTCGGTGGACAGGTTCGGCACCGAGCAGAAGACGCTGGAAGCAGACCGCAAGGAGTACCGCTCCTACGTTGACTCTGGAATGGATGCAGGGGAAGCGGCAGCCAAGACCTTCAGCGTGTCGAAGTTGAAGGAGCGTGGTATGCTCGACGCCTCCATCAAGGGAGACTGACATGAGCATTGACAGCCTGGACTCGCTTCGCGATGAGGCAATGGCAAAGGCAGACGAGGCCGACGCTGCTGCTGATGAGGCAATGGCTGAGATGGCACCGCGTGGTGACTTCAGCGCTGGGGCTCTGAACAAGGTGGTCGAGGCGCTCAACGCCATCCTGCCTTCGTTCGGCCCGATGGCTGAGGAGTACCCCACCTTCGCAGGTGACGAGGAGATGCTCCCGCCCGAGTTCGTGAACCAGCTCATGATGGTGGCGACCGCAGCGGCTGATGCTGACCTCGATGATGTCCTCGCGATGGAGGACGTGGAGATGGTGCAGGACGATCGCGACCTGCAGCTCCTGGCCGGCAAGCTGCGGACCCTGTCCCAGAGCCGGGACTTCAAGCAGTTCCTGAAGCAGCCAATGGAGGGCGAGGCCCCCATGGCAGTGGAGGAGGAGACGGCCGAGGTCGAGGCACCCATGGAGGGTGGCGAGATGGAGGTCGAAGAGGACGACCTGCTCATGCAGCGCATGTAGCGGTTGTTGAGGGAGAGAGGACATGCCCAAGCAGAAGCCCGGTACGCGCCGGGTGACCATCATCGTGCGAGCAGGTGACGAGGCCCGTGGCATCGAGGAGGGGGCCGAGGCGGCTCGGCTCCACATGGAGCAGGTGCCCAAGGACGACCTGACGGCGAAGGCCTGGTCGAAGGCCGCAGTCGGTGAGGGGCTCATGATGAGCACGCCGGTCGTCGCCAGCCGTTGGACCCGCGAGGGGAACCTGACGGTGGAGGTCCCGTGAGCGACGAACAGGCAGCGCCAGCAGCAGAAGCTCTGGCTGATTCGGCCACGGATTCGGCCACGGATTCGGCCACCGAGACTGTCGAGGCCCAGGACACCACGTCTGGAGATGTGACCGTCCCGCTCAACGAGCAGGCCTCAAGGAAGGAGCAGGCCATCGAGCGGCTTCGTGCTGCGCTTCGTGCTGAGAACGGAGAGCCCGAGCCGGCTGACCCCATCCTCGACGCTGAGCCCGACGAGCCGTTCTCGGTCAACCCGAACGACGCGCTGAAGAACGCACCCGACGACATCAAGAAGCTCTACGCGAACATGCGTGCGGACTACACCCGCAAGACGCAGGCCCTCGCGGAAGCTCGCAAGCAGATGGAAGCGGAGCGCGCAGCGCTGACGAACGGCAAGTTCATGGACGACCTGAAGGCGAAGGCCGAGGCAGACGTGGGCTTCGACCCCTTCGACCCAGGCTCGGTCCAGGCGCACATCGACAAGCAGGTGGCTGCAGCCCTGCGCCAGGCCCTCGAGCCGGTGCGCCAGGAGGTGGAGCTGTCGAACCGTCGTGCTCAGCTTGAGCGGTTCAAGGCAGAGAACCCGGACATCAACCAGCCCGAGGTCAAGAGGGCCGTGGTCCAGATGCTGAAGGACGATGAGTCCCTGAGCCTGGAGCGCGCCTACGCGATCGTGCAGGGCAACCGGGCGCTCACCGAGAAGAGGGCTCTCGAGGCCGAGCTGGCTCGCATCCGTGGTGAGGCGAAGCAGGCTGGGCTCAAGATTGGCGGTGCGTCCCGCGCCACCGGGTCTGGTCGTGTGCCGGCCGCCATCCGGCAGCAGGGTGCATGGGCAGTGGCCCAGTGGATCCAGGCGAACCGTAAGTAGTTGAAGTTGCAGGGTTCTGGGGAGGCGTGGTAGGGTCTCACCGCGCCCCCCGCCCAGGGCCCTTCGGGACAACCCACCGTCAGCGGGACACGGTCGAACAACGAAAGTTCCACCCTGTCTACCTACGGTGACCCTATGGCCGTCCTCAGCAACGACATCCTGTCGTCCACGCTGCGCGAACTCATCAAGGATGAGGTCGACCAGCTCTTCAAGACCACTCCCCTCCTCGACCACATGAACCGCAGCGGTGGCATCCGCATCGTGGACGGTGGCCAGAAGGTGGACCAGCCCCTCATCCTGTCCGAGCACAGCTCGATCACCCAGCTCTCCAGCGGGTACGAGCCCACGAACCTGGCAGTCAAGGACGTTCTCCAGAACGCCAGCTTTGACTTCGCCGACTACGTCGCTCCGGTCGTCATCACCCGCAAGGAGGAGCTGTCCAACAGCGGCCCCCGCGCCATCGTGGACATCGCTGAGGCTCGGCTCAAGAGCGTCATGGGCATGTTCAAGCGTGAGTGGGAGAAGCAGGCTGTGGCCGGTAACTCCGGCATCATGACCGAGATGCTGACCCTCAACGGCTCGGACAGCAACACCGGCTTCCTTGAGGCTCGACTCATCGGTGCTCAGATCAACGATGTCGGTGGTCTCGCCAAGTCGTCCTTCCGCGACCTCGAGAACCAGTACGTCGATGCCGCTGGCTCCTTCGCTGGCAACTCGACGGCGCTCCTGACCGAGCTGTTCATCGCCGCTCAGCAGCGCACCCCCGACACCACCCCGGACCTCATCCTGGCGTCCGAGGCGATGTACAAGCTGTACAAGGTCGATCTCTTCGCCAACGAGCGGTACATCAACGAGCAGACGCTGGACAGCGGCAAGCTCGCTCTCGCCTTCCACGGCGCGATGATGTACGTCGATCCGAACCTGCCGGCCTCCTCGGGTGCCACGCAGATCTCGGCCTACATGCTGAACACCAAGCACATCAAGTGCATCTTCGACTCCCGCGCGAACTTCACGCTCGGGGACTTCCAGAAGCTCTCCGGGTACACCAGCCGCTCCGCTGACGTGATGCTGCGTACCCAGCTCAGCTTCGACCACCTCCTGTCGAGCGGTGTCCTCGGCCGCGCGGAGACCTGATATGGCTACCAGCACCATCCTGCAGACCCTGAACCAGGCAGCCGCTGGCGGTCTGGGCTCGGCATCCGCCCGCCGCAAGGTGGAGACCTTCATCGCTTCCGCCGCGATCACGGCTGGCGACTTCGTGTCGCTCGACGTGACCAAGACCGGTGCCGATGCGGCTCTCTTCGTCAGCGTCGTGGACACCTCCGGTGGCGCTGTCGCCGTCGGCGTCCCGACCATGGGTGTCGCCCTCGCTGACGCAGCAGCCAACGAGGATGTGCGTGTCGTCGTCGCCGGGTACGCCCAGGCCAACGTCGTCGCGTCCGCTTCGACGGCCGGCGTGGCTCTCGCGCTCGACACCACCACGTCGGGCCAGGCTGCCATCGCTGACGCTGCGAACGTCAACATCGCCGCCATCGGCCTCAAGGACAGCGCCGCGTCGGGCCTCACCGACGTGTGGGTCGTCCCCTCGATCTGAGTCCTGGGCCCCCGGCGGTCCTCTCTCCCCCACTCCATCGCCGGGGGTTGGCCCTCGTCCCGCCCGGGGCGGGGGCCTCTTCGCATAGGAGCAGCCCGTGAACCTGTCGCAGATGCTGTCGATGGCTGGGTCCATCTTGGACTACTCGCCAGACGTGCCGTCGTACCGCGCCGAGCTTCGCCGGTTCATCAACCAGGCGTACAAGGAGCTGTTCTCCAACGACGTGTGGCTCTTTGCCCAGCGCGAGGACCACCTCACCATCTACCCGGACCTGTCCATCGAGGGGCTCAGCATCGTCATTGGTGCTGACGGGAACGCCCAGCTTCAGGACCCGCTCAGTCGCGCGCTCTTCCGTCCGCGCATGGCTGGCTACATCATCGAGTTCACCGCGAGCGGTGGGCCGGTGGCAGCCCCGTTCGAGCTGCAGGTCCGCATCGTCATGGACGGGAACAACCTTGTCCTCGAGGACAAGAACGGACGCGACGTGTCTGGTGCCTCCTACGCTGGCACAGGCATGAACGTCACCATCAAGCAGCGGTACATCGACATGCCGCTGGACTGTGTGGACGTGCTGTCCGTCACGCTGCGCTACCCGAGCCAGGAGCGGCAGCCCTTCTACAACCTGACCCGGTGGGAGGACGAGGCCTGGATGCTGAACATGGACCTCATCGCGAGGCCCACGAACTTCGTCCTGGCTGAGGACGTGATTGTCCCAGCGCCGGTCATCACGCCCGTGCTCAACAACCTGGGTGCCGTCGCCAACACGGTGCCGGTCGCAGGGGACTGGGATGTCGTCTACGTCCACTCCCTGGGTGAGCGGCTGAGCGCGCCGAGCCCAAACAGCACGGTGGTCACCTTCACGGCCACGGACGGCATGAGCGTCAGCGGCATGCAGAACAACGGGTCGGATGACTCGACTGGGCTGCAGAAGAAGGTCTACGTCCGCTCGCCTGACAGCGACGCCTTCTACGAGGTGCAGACGCCCCAGGTCAAGGAGAGCGTGACGACCACCGGCTCACCGAACGGGCTTGCAATCAGCACCTCGTACCAGCTCTCGCAGTACCGCATGCCTGAGCATGAGGGCATCTACAAGCGCATCCGCATGTACCCGCGCCAGGACGAGGAGTTGACCATCACGGTTCGCTACCTGGCTCGTCCGTTCCGGCTGCTCGATGACGGGGACATCCCGATGTTTCCCCCGGAATATCATCAGCTTCTGGTGTTCCGGTGCTGTGAACAGCTCTTCATCAAGCACGGCAACGGGCCGCTGGCAGAGCTCTACCGGGAGCGCGCCGAGGCTGTGCTCGCCCGGATGCAGAAGCGGTACAAGACCACCCGGAGCCAGATGATGGTGAAGGGTAACTTCACACAGAGCACGACCATGGCTCGGCCCTGGCGCACCCTGAGGCACCTGACATGAGAGCCACGAACGTCGAGGTCGAGCGGCTCAAGGGCATCGACCAGCGCATCCCTGCGCCCAAGGCCACCGCTGCTCTCATGGAGAACTGGCGGTCGGACTGGGAGACTGGCGGCTGGACGAACCGTCTGGGCTACGAGAAGCTCCTCACGTCCACCTCGACGTTCGCTCCGTTCGTCACGTTCGGCCGCATCGACAGCGTGTTCTGCTGGGCTGAACGCAGCGCTGCTCTGCGGTGGATGTTGTTCGAGACAGGCGGGGTGCTGTACTTCGTGAACTACATCCGTGACGCTGCTGTCACGCTCGAGTCGGGTCGTCGGCGTCATGCGCTCGGTGAGCCTGGCACGAACTACGTCGCCACCCAGGCCGGCGTGGTCATCGCCAACGGCGGTCGCATCAAGCGGTTCAACGGGTGGATGCTGGACCTCAACGCGACCACCCCGCCCCTGGGCTCAAGGTACGTCAACCACGGGTACGAGACGCTCCCTGAGCCACCCAGGGCGTACTCCGTCCAGTCCGCAGGCACGGGCAACCCTGAGTTCACCACGGACCTTGATGGCGCCTACGTCACGAACGCTGTCGGCAGCTTGACCCAGGACGTGGGGCTCGGCTCCCGCAACGACGGGGACGAGAACGAGTACACCTGGCGGGTGTCCTGGGTGGACCAGACCGGCTCGGAGAGCGCGCTCAGCGCCGCAAGCAACACGGTGCGGTGGACGACGGGTACGGACGAGCTGGGCAAGATCGCGGCTGTCGAGATCCCAACCGGTCCACTGGGTACGGTGGCTCGTCGCGTCTACCGGACAGGCTACACCGACGGGCTGTTCCGCTTCGTCGGAGAGGTGGGCAACAACGTCGAGACTCTGTTCTACGACAACAACCCGGACACCCGGCTCGGCGGCGAGGCCCCTGAGTCCCTGACCCCCATCCCGTCCCCTGGGGCTCGCTTCGTGGCGCAGGCGGCGAACTGCCTGTTCATCGACGGCGGTCCAGCCAACGGCATGGCGGTGTTCTACTCGATGCCGGGCACCATCGCTCAGTTCGCCATCGAGGACTACATCTACCTGGGCGGCAACGGCGGGGACGTGACTGGTCTGGCCGGGTACTACAACGCGGTCATCGTGTTCCGAGAGCGACAAGTTGATGTAATCACTGGAGTTTATCCAGACTTCAGGGTCGCTCCGCTGCTCCTCGATGCGGGTGGACGAGCCCCTGCCACGACCATCCCGGTGCCTGGTCACGGCATCATGTTCCTGGCTGACGACGGGGTGTACGCCCTGACGGGAGGCCTCGATGGCGGCAGTGAGGCCAAGGTCGAGATGGTGTCCGCCCCGGTGCAGGACTACATCAACCGCATCAACCCGTCCGTGTCGCCGGCCTCCAAGGCTGTGCTCTGCCGCAAGTGGAAGGAGTACCAGCTCTGGGTGCCCATCGACGGCTCACCTGACCTCAACATCGGGCTCATCTACCACTACGACCGTGAGGAGTGGACGGTGCGTACCGGGTGGCCCGTGGCCTGTGTGACCTCGACCCCTGACGGTGACGTGGTGTTCGGTCACCAGACCGGAGCCAACGGCAGCAACAGCTTGGAGTCTGGCCTGTTCGTCATGAGTGAGGCTCGGCAGATGGGGTACACGAAGAAGGGGGAGCAGTTCCTGTCGGCTGACCCACCGGACTCGGTGTACCTGTCCCGGCTCGAGGCCCTCAACGACAGCGCCGACAAGAAGCATCTCCGGTACGTCTACGTCAAGCAGATGACCACAGGCAGCAACACCACGGCCATCCAGGCAGAGGGTGACAGGGGACTCGTCGTCAACGTGGGCCCCGCCCTGGCGAGCCAGCCGGCTGACCGGGAGCTTCTCCCTGTGTACCAGTCGGGCATCGGCGCCGAGGTGGCGAGCTGGGACGATGCGAAGTGGTCGCAGCCTGTCCCGGTTGATGTCCGCTACAGCCTCGTCCTCGACGGTTCTGGGTACATGCAGTTCCGGATGACGACCGACAACGACATCACGCTGACCGGCTACACGCTGGGTGTGGTGACTTCGACCACCGAGGTCATCGAGGGCAGGGCCGCAACCACCCGGAGGCCGACGTGAGCTACAGGTACCGTCGCAGTGACCTGCGTACCTCCAACACGGTGGACGCGGCTCGGTTCAACGAGAACCTCAACGAGCAGGTCGCCAACCTGCAGGGGCTCAGCCGCGACCAGATTCCCGGGGGCTCTGTCTCTGAGACGATGTTCGCCAACGAGGCTTTCCACGACCTGACTGTGGCGCAGACGAACACCGAGATCGCAGACCCCTACCGGGCCTCGTCTCCATCCACTGGACCGTTCCCCTCCTGGGCCTGCGCTCCTGGCATGCAGTACCCGAACTACTCCGGGGACAGCGTCGTGGCGTTCACGGAGAACGTGACCACGAAGGGTGGCCTGCTGCACGTCGAGTTCTCGACATGGGTGTGGCG